GCGGCCAGATAATACCGCATGAGACCATCCAGCGTTTCAGCGACAGTTGACTTGCCCGCGAGGTCACATTCGCCAGGGTTCCAGACGTAACGCCGCCATTCATCTTCAACCTGGCGGCACCAATCGGAACGCTCCTTGTCGTTATAACCGAGCCTGGACAGATCTGGCCGGGCATTGAGCTTCAGTTCAACCCCGATCGTATCCACGATGATCTGATCAGCGGCGCCGGCAATCCAGCCCGAATTCTGCATGAAATCAAACGCAAGAGCGAAGGACCGCCGGACCGCCTCACGGATATCAACCTTCACGTCGCGGGTTACGGCCCGCCGCATGGAAAGGACACCGGCTGTATCGTGCCCCATGTAGCGCATTCGTGCTTTCGTTGGGGCTGCATTCTGCCCGCCAGACGAAGCTGGCAGCAGCAGATTCAGCGCTTTCTTTGCCAGACTCATGAATAGCTTTTCCACTTGGTTCGAGGGCGCGCCGGAGTATCCGGCGCTGGTTCAACCGTCTTCTCGGGTGCAGCCACCTGCACTGCGTGAGCCTCCGGCGAAAGCAGATCGGTGTCTGGCGGAGGCAGCAACCGCGAGCGAAGCGCCTCCCATTCCGCTTTGGTCATCCTGCTCAGGCCCAGATGCTCGGCCATGGCCATCGCATAGATGCGGCAATCGAGCAGATGGTTGTCGGTACGGATCCGCTTCCATTCCTCACGGTAGCGGCCGTTGACCATCTTTTGCTCGAAATACTCCGCAGTGATCTGCTTGAAGTACTCCTCGTCTTGCCAGTAGCCGAAGTGACAATAGCCCGGCGGGTCGAACAGTTCCCCAGCCGCCTGCCCCGTCTTGTGCAGGTTGCCGTAAAACTCACTCTTGAGCGACCAGGTGCCGATGGCCCATAGCCGCGCGGACCCATATTTCTTGCGCTTGCCACGCTTTGTCACCGACTTGTTGAGCGGCCCGCCAATGGCAGGGATACCACGGCCTGGCTGCCCCTTGATGGCATAGGTGTTCGGTCGCCTGCGACACCATTCCATGACCTGGTTGGTGCGTCCGCCATCGCCGGCGTCCACGGCAAAGGCGTCGATAAAGCGCTCACGGCCCCAGGCATCAAGCACCGGTCGCCGCCAGTACGCATCGAGCTCGAGCCATGCACCTGCCTGCGGATCATCTGTTGCACCTTCGAAATAAGCGTAGTCGATCGTCCAGGACTGGCGGTCCTCGGCAAATCCTACGAGCTCAGCATAAAGGCCCGTGTGTTGCACGTCCGCCGACCCCACCAGCAACAGGCAATCGGGCGGCATTGCCCGTCGTTCATACCGCTCCCGCCGCTCCATAAGCCGCTGATGGTCAGGAGCATTGCCCCGCATGGCATAAGGCAGGGCTTTGTAGAGGTTTGAGAAGTCCTTCGCCCCTGCCTCTCCCTTACCCAGCGATGCCAGATAGTCTTCGGCAATGGCCTCGTAGCTCATCATCAAACTGATAAACGCATCCACATGAAAGCCCGGCTCCCGGTCAGGACCCGGAGCCGTGGCAATATATCGGCCTGCTCGAACCCCCACCACGCGCTCTGACTCCGAAAGCTCATGCGTGCAGTTCTCACACTGATACCTCGACCGGTGCGGATGGGCTTTGTCGACAATCAGGTTCTCAAAGAACTGGACCTGCTCGAAGCCGCATTCAGGGCAGCGGATGTTCCAGAACCTTTGGTCCGACCTCAGAAAGTCCCTGTCGATCCGGCAATGTCCCGGGCCGTCGCCGTTTTCCTCACCTGTGTCGATCTCCGGCGTCGAGAGCGCAAAAATCTTGTAGGACTTGGTCCGGCGGAACGCCGTGAATCGCCCGAAATAGAGCGTCTCCGGATCCGCGCCGTTCGGCAGTTCCTTCCACTTGCTGACCTCGTCCTTGACCCCGAACCGACAGGTCTTGGAGGACAGGTCCATGACTGTGTTCGCGTTTGCCAGATAAATGGCACCGCCTGCGAACTTCTTTTCGTAAGTCGTCGATCCGACACCCGAGCGGCTGGTCGACGGATAGACAATGTTCTTGCCGGTCTCCTTTTGCCACTCATCGATCAGCGGCTGCAGCTTGCCCGAATTCATGTCCTGCAGCGCGTCAATGCCAGGCACCGCGAACAGGATATTGTCCGGCGACACCTCCGCCAAATAGAGCGACCACGCGAGCCCCAGGATCGAGACCCCGGTCTGCTGCGCCTTGCGAACAGTCACCTGGTTGCAGGGATGCTCGATCGACAGGCAATCGGCAATCTCCAACAGATATGGCGCATCCGACGCCGACCACAGCTCACCCTTGAGCGGACCATCCACCAGGATGATGTTCTTGCCCAGCCAGTTCCGAAACGTCTCCGGACGCCTGGGCCGTATTGCATCGGAAAGCGTGGCGAATGTCAGCCGCTCGGCGCCGGGATGCTGGATCGCGTGCGCGGTCACGCCTCAGTCTCCTCTATCGCCGGGTCAGACTCCCGCGCTTGAACCGCAAGATTGGCCAGCAGCTCGGCGATCTTGGAATTGATCTCGAACGCTTTCTCTCTGAGCGCCACCCGCAATCCGTGGGCCCCCTCTTTCGAAACCGCGACCGCCAGATCATCAGCCGAGTTTGGCAGTCTGGCGATCAGGCTCTGGATCTCCCGGCCAGCTCGTGCATGCGCCTGGGCAAGCATGTCGGCGCGAACCAGATTGCCCGCATCTTCCTGTTGGCGCAGCCGCTCTCGGCCGACCTTGAGCCAGGCCTCCTGGCGCAACGCCTCATCTCGCGAGTTCTCTGCCGGTCCGTACTGGGACTTGGAACCAGATACAGCCGGCGGCGATGCGCGAGCTGCGGTCACTTTTTCCGAGGAGGCATACCGTTCACGTAAGTGATCGAAATGCGCCAGACTGAACCGGACGATCCGCCCGCGCCCGTCGCGCTCGACCGGCAGCTCCGACTTCTGGGCGAGGTCGCGCACCAGCTTGGTGATCGCCTGCTTGGTTACCCCGTCACGCTCGGCAACATGGGCTGGCGCAACCATGATCTGATCCATGCGCCTTACACCAGTTCCCTATGTTCAATCTGACAACCCGCCACACCGCTCTAACAACCCTGACAACCCAACTTACGAGCCAGCCTGACTGGCACTTTTCCGGGAGGCTTCCCCCCCGCGCTGAGCCGAGGGGCTGAAACGGTCCCTAACCCCGGGGGGTGGGCACCGTGCCCGGCTGGTTAGCTGACGACGCCATTGGTGAGGCGGTTGATCTCGTGGCCGATGCGTTGAGGCAGTACGCGGGCTACCGTTGATCGGAATGCATCGCGTGTCTCACCCTGCACCATCTCGTTGGGAATGATGACGCCCGACTTCTGCTTTTCGATCGGCAGCTTGCTTGCCCCTGCCCGCTTGAACACCTGGCCATTCCAGTTTGGCTTAGCCACCCGGTTGGGCCACCAGCCCGCCCGCATGAATGTCGATTTGAATACCTTGCGCTTGCCGAACGGCCTGGCGCTGACACCTGCCTTGGTTTCGCGTGCAGCAAAATACTTGAGCGACACGTCGCCACCATGCGCGGACATTCTGTAGACGAGCGTTTGCGGGTTCGATCGCGAAACTCTCACAGCTTTGACGATGGTCGGGCGTTTGAGCCCGGTCTGACGTGTCAGCTTCTGGCGTACCTGTGTGCGGGCCATGTCGCCCGCACGATTGACTGCACGGTTTCCAGCCTGGCGCACCTTCTTGCTGCCAAGCGCGTGAAGCACATTGTCGAACCGGTTCAGGCTATCGACATCCCGCCATCTGATCTTCAACGTCACAATCAGACCGTTCTCAAACCGCCACAGCGGCTCGCATTGTCCGCCACCGCCATTCGACACCCTCCGAAACGACTTCGCCCCGAGCCGGGGAAGCCGGTCGGGGCGAATCAAGCAAATTAATCTGTTTTACCGTGACTGAGTAACCACCAAATTCCCGCACCTGTCAATCGGCAGCACCGTCGAACGCCATGATTGCACCTGCCCAGCAGTGATCGGCTTCCAAATTGCTTCATTTGGACCATCGCTACAAACGGCCGAGGCTGTGTGACAACTCCAGCGTGACAGTCGGAATTTTGCGTTTTTGCGAGATCGGGTGGATTTTGCGCTTATCGTAGGCTGGGAGGCGCCAGAGACGGTCCTGGTGGGTAGGTGGACGGGTTTGGGGCAGAAGAAGGCGTATTAGGCAGTTCTCTCAAGCGGTAATTGCTCTTAAAAGTGCTTTTGCGCCAATCAAATTGACTATCCTTTTGATGTTGTAGGCAAGCACGTGCAGCGCCATTTCCGTCCGGAGTTGTTCAGCCTGAGCATCTGAAAATGGGGCGAACCCATCCACGCCTTGATGGTGCCAAACGGATGCCCATGCCCAGAATTCACTCAAAGAGACACCAAATGAATGTGATGGCGTCGTCAGGTATCCGATTGCGAGTAGAACGCTTGGGATGTTGACGTCTCAGTTTTGAGGACTGCTACCGAACGATGAAGGGTAGGCAGGCAACGCAGGAGGCTTAGGCCAAGACTTGTCATCTCCAGTGACATTCAGTGATCTCTGCATCTTCGGCTTTCCTAGCTGCGTGACATTTAGTTTTGTTAGAAATCTAGCCTAGAACACCGGCACCATGGCGCGAGGAAGAACCCGCTAATGTCAGCGCAGACTTTGCTTTGCCTGCGATACCAAGATGGAAAGCTCTTCCTTAGAGACGGTCGCCTTCACCGTTCCGACAAAAGGGATCGATACGACATATCGATCCCTCAATGGCTCGACTGCATGGATGCTTCGATCTCGTAGATACTCGAGTGTTGTGTCGCTGATGTGGCCGCTGATTCCGAACATGGAGATGCTTGCGACTTGGCCGTTTGGGGTATCGAAGATGGGACTGAGTTCTATCGGTCTGGCGGACGGCGCTTGTGTCTCGCCATCAGATTGAGGGACAGAGCCCGCTTCAATCGCCTCGTCGGCCAGTACTCTGATCAACGATCTCGATGAGGGCTCGGCAAAAATCTTCTGTAACGCTTTAGTTAGGGAAACCTTGGAATCGCATCGCTTCAGTCGCGACTCTGCTAGATGATACGCTTCGACAACGACGGGATATTTTCCGTCCATCGACCGAATAATCAGGAACTCATGGCTCTTGCTCGGTTGGTCCACCGGCTCGATATAGAGAGACCACGCGCGGTTGGGGGGAAACGACCGATCGCGCACTCTCCCAACAACCAGTCCCCCAGTCATGGGGCCAAGGGCCGAAGCCTGAATTTCAAGGATTGTTTCGATCGCGTTTGGAGAGGAGCCAGCAACATCTGTAATGAGATTATTTGGCCAGAGATTTTCCATTTTTCCCGTCTCCTAGATTTCGAGTGAGATAGCTATAGGCAGGTGATCGGAGAACTGAGAGTCGATTGCCCCGCGAGGTTTGACTAGGCCTAAAGTACCTGCAGTTGTCATCACCCATGGAGAATCTGGGACCATACGGTCGACAAGCTCGGGCCGAAGCAAGACCTGATCATATAGGTGCCAGAAGATCGCACTATTGTCGTAACGTTTGTAGAACGATCCAGGCTGCTGATCTGCCGTTCGGCTTCCCAGTATCTCCCACATTGGATTGAAGAAGTAATTATGCTTTCTGGATCGCACGGTGCGGGTCCCTTTTGCGGCGGTCCTGCAGGCAGCGGCATTGAGCGTGGTTGGATCGGTCATGCCACGACTATAAGGTGACATATTGAAATCTCCGATAGCAATCGTGGCCGAGTTGGATCGGAGGACCTCTCTCTCCTCGACAGCTTCTCGGAGTTCGCGGGCAACTGCGGTCTGCAGGCTAGATGCATCGTCTGCATTTATTGGCGACGTCAAATGGACGAACCACAACTCGTACGTCGAGATCACATTATGACGGTTCACCCTGCTAATAGTCGCGGGCAGACACCCACTTTTCTGGCCTGAGAACGAGAGCGTCGACCTGTCGATCGTACCTAGGGTTATAAATCTCCCGGAAAGGGATTTTTCACACCACCACGTGTGTTCAGGCGTTATCAGATTCAATTGATTCAGCAGCCGGTTTTCATCGAGTGTACCGGGCTCACTGAGGCACATAAGGACTTCGCCATCGGGGCCAGACCAAGCTTGATTCGCCGCTATCGCGGTCACAAGTGAGACCACGCCCTGCGTCATATTCGCGCCACGCGCTTTATGGACATTCCAAAACGCAATTGCCAGCATCTGTATCGACGGCTCCACCATATCTATGAAAACAAGTATCGCTTGAGTTGCAACAAAGAGTTAATCTGACATAGGTCCTAAAACTGATCACTGTACCTCAACCTCTGCGACATCAGCGTGTCCTTGAGCGCCGACGAATCAAGTTTGTAGAAGATCAAAAATCCACGCAGGACGCGCTCGAGCTAGAAAATTTCTGTCTACGGGCTCGGCAATCGGCTGATGATCTTTAATGTGCCAGATTGCTTCCAAACTGCTGGCCGGTCTCGGATCGGGATGCCGTTGCACTCATTCTACGCACTCAAGAACCAGCCTGCTGCCTGCTTTCGGCACCCGGACAGTCACTGTCTCACTAGCCACGCTTCAACCGCCCCGCATCCCGCTCCACCTCTTTCACCAACCGCCGATGATCGCGCGGAAACCTCTCGCGGTAGGCGCGCCAGAAAGTCACCGCTTCGCCCCTGCCCCGCCGCAAATCCGGCAGCACGCGCGCCGGTCTCGCCTCGGCCGCTTCCCATGGCCGCGCGGTCAGCTCTGACGGCTGCAGATCGATGGTCTCTAGTTGGCCGGCGCAGGTCTCATAGACATAGGCCATCAAGTCGGCCAGCACTTCCCGGTGCGCCCGGGCGATCAGGGTGTCGACCGGGTCGGGGGCGAGATAGTGTTTTTGGTGGGCACCGGGTTTCAGCTTGCCGGAAACGGTCATGCCGTTGGTTTCGATCTCCACCATCTCGACGATGTCGTTTCCCCTGGCGTCTTCGCCCACGATCATCGGCATCAGTGAGCGGACAAACCATTTTGGCCGGCCGTCGGCATGGCGCTCGATCTTCTGCTCGGTCGGGTCCATCCGCCAGGCTTCGCTGTCGCCGAGGATGACGTGTCGCAACACCAGGTCGGTGGCGGCAATGCGCAAGGTGCGGCCATCGGGGCAGACGGCGCGCACCGCCTGGGCAAGGGCGCGCATGGCCAGACCGCCGAATTGTATAAGCTCGGGCGCCGGGTGCCAGTCGTCGGGCAGATCCACCTCGGCGCCATCAAGGGCCGTCACTGCCTCATGAAGCCGCACTGCATCCGCATGCGGCCAGGCGCTCGCTGAGAAATCGGGAACCACGCCATATCGGTTGATGCCCTGCCGGTCGACCAGCGTCATGTATTCGCCATAGCCCGAGACCTTGCGCCATGCGTCCAGAAACCCGTCCGGGCCGTCAGCTACGCGCGGCGCCTTGGGCAGCTCATCCCGCCACGCCCAGGCCAGCGCCTGGTCAACACTCATCTTTTTGAGCCCGGCACCGATTTGCGTCCCCAATTTGGCGTTTGCTTCCCTGTTTTGCATCACATCAGCCCTCACTTATAGAATTAGTTTCTTTGTTTTCGTTGAATTATTCAGAACAAGAGGGAAGCAAGGGACGATAGGGACGCAAACCGGAGATAACGCATAGAGAGAGTGCCCGCTCTAACCCCGAACCCCTGAAATCCCGCGCGCGCACATTAGGCGCGGGCTTGCGTCCCCATCGTCCCCAGCGTCCGAACCCTTTGAAA